ACCCGCTTCGCGTACATCCGCCGGGACGGGCGGTGCGTGCTGCGCGCGGACGGCCACGCGGACTTCTGCCCGGGCAGAGACATCGTGTGCGCCGGGGCGTCGGCGCTCGTGTGCGCGCTGGCAGGCGCGCTCGATGCGCTGGGCGCGCAGGGCGTGCAGCGCACGCTCTGCGCCGGGCACGCAGCCATCGCAGCGGACGACCGGGCCGATGTGCGCGCGGCGTTTACCGTGGCCGTGACGGGCCTGCGGCAGCTCGCCGCGGCCTACCCCGGCCACGTTGCGGAGGACACCGGCCGCGTCCCCGCGCAGGAGACAAAACCCAACGGCAGCGCAGCGGCCGGGCGCTGCCCCGGCGCTGTCCCCGGAAGCGGACAGCAGAGAAAAAAGGAGACATGAGTATGGAAAACATCCACATGGACCTGCGCCTGTTTGACGCAAACACGCAGGTGACCACCCAGCAGAGCCTGACCGAGGAGATGAAGACGTTCTACTCGGACTACCTCATCGACGCGGCCGAGCCCGAGCTCGTGCACGACCAGTTCGCGCAGAAGCACCCCATCCCCGCAAACGGCGGCAAGACGATCCAGTTCCGCCGCTTCGCCCCGCTCGGCAAGGCGCTGACCGCCCTGACCGAGGGCGTGACCCCCGACGGCCAGAGCCTGAGCATGACCACCGTCGAGGCGGCCGTGCGCCAGTACGGCGGCTACATCCAGATGAGCGACCTGCTGCTGCTGACCGCCATCGACAACAACCTCACCATGGCCACGAAGCTGCTCGGCGCGCAGGCCGGCCGCACGCTCGACACGATCACCCGCGAGGTGCTCGTCGGCGGCGACAACGTGCAGTATGCCGACGAAAGCGTGTCCGCGCGCTACCTGCTGCAGGGCGGCAACGCCAGCGCCGCCGACAACAACTACCTGACCGTCGACTGCATCCGCCGCGCCGTGCGCGCGCTCAAAAACGCCAACTGCCGCCGCATCGACGGCGCGTTCCCGGTCATCATCCACCCCGACGTGGCCTATGACCTCATGAACGACCCGAAGTGGCTCGCCCCCCACCAGTACGTCGACACCGAGCACATGTACGAGGGCGAGATCGGCAAGATCGAGGGCTGCCGCTTCGTCGAGAGCACGGAGGCGAAGATCTTCCACGCGGCCGATCTTGCCGGCGACAGCCGCACCCTGCTCACGGCCGGCGCGGTGAGCGGCAAGACCACCTTCCCGTTCGACGGCGGCACGGTCCAGGCCGGCGCACTCGTCGGCCGCCAGGTGCTCATCGGCAATGCGTGCGTGACCGTCACGGCCAACACCGCAAGCTCCATGACCGTCGACGCCGCCGTCACGGCCGAGGACAACGCCATCATCTACCCCGGCGAGGCCGGCGCGCAGGGCCGCGACGTGTACGTCACGCTCGTGCTCGGCGCCGACGGCTACGGCACGACCGAGATCACCGGCGGCGGTCTGGAGCACATCGTCAAGCAGCTCGGCTCTGCCGGCACGGGCGACCCGCTCAACCAGCGCGCAAGCGTCGGCTGGAAGGCCACGAAGGTCGCCGTGCGTCTCGACGACAGCGCCATCCGCCGCATCGAGACCTGCAGCACCTACACCGAGTAAAGAAATCCACCCCATGCCTCCCGCCCGCGCGGCGGGAGGCGCACCTACAACAAGGAGGAAACAACTATGGCAACCAGAAAAAAGACCGACCGCGCCGCCGCTGAGGCCTGGCTGAGCGAACCCGTGACCGTGCGTCTGTTCCGCGACAACGGCAGCTACAAGGAGGACAAGGTCGTGACCGTCAACGGCGAGACCGTGCGCATCCCGCGCGGCGAGGACGTGATCATCCCGCGCCGCTTCGCGCTCGTGCTCGCCCAGGGTGAGGCGCAGGACGCGCGCACCGGCGCGCTCATCGAGCGCGAGACCGCCCGCTTTGCCGCCGAGAGCGGCGCGCTGGGGCTCTGACCATGGCGACGCTTCAGCAGGCGCTCACGCGCATCGACACGATCTGCCCCAACGCATGGGACGACGCGGCAAAGCTGCTGTGGCTCAACGAATGCGAGAGCATGATCCAGACGCGCATCCTCGGCACTGCGCCCGAGGCGTGCATCACCTATGACGCGGACACCGCGCGCAGCACCGTGCTGCTCGTGCCCGCGCCGTTCGACCGGCTGTACGTGTACTACGTCATCGCCATGTGCGACTACGCCGCGCACGAGACGGCGCACTACGCCGACAGCATGATGCTCTTTAACGCGGCGCTCGACGAGTACGCCAAGTGGTATCAGCGCACGAACGGTACCGCGGCCGCGACCCCCGGCGCGGCGGCGCAGATCGCCGCCAACAGTGCCGCCCGGCACACGCACGAAAACAGGGGCGTGCTCGACGGCATCACGGCCGCGCGGGCCGCCGCGTGGGACGCGAAGGTCTCCCCCGCCGCGCTCGGCCCGGCCGTGAACACGGCGCTGCAGGCGGCAAAGGACTCCGGTGCGTTCCGCGGGGGCAAGGGCGATCCCGGCGAAAAAGGCGAACCCGGCGCACCCGGTAAGACCCCTGTCAGAGGCACGGACTATTGGACGGCAGCTGATAAGCAGGAGATTGTCAACAGCGTCATAGCCGCCCT